AATATTCATCTCTAATATAGCAGGTGCTAATGTCTCAGGTACAGTAGCAAATGCAACATATGCAACAAGTGCCGGATCTACTACAAATGCAGGAACAGTAACAACTAATGCACAACCAAATATCACATCCGTCGGAACATTGAGTAGTCTAACAGTTACTGCTAATATCTCAAGTGGTAATGCTAATTTAGGTAACTTAGCAACAAGTAATTATTTTACTGGTAATGGTATATTCATCTCTAATATTGCCGGAGCAAATGTTTCAGGTAATGTTACAAGTGCCGTACAATCGCATTATGCAAATATTGCTAACTCAGTAGCAGGTGCCAATGTAAGTGGACAAGTTGGGAATGCATTAGTAGCAGGTACAATATACACTAATGCACAGCCAAATATTACGAGTGTTGGTACATTAACAGGCTTAACTTCTAACGGTACATTGACATTAAACGCTGACGCACAAATAACCGTTGCTAATACTGTACAAAGTACAAATATGACTTCAGGTGCAGTAAGAGTAGTAGGTGGTATAGCAAGTCAAGGTAATATTCACGGTAATCACATACATGCATTTTCTACAATGAATGCTGGCCTGCATTTGTTTGCCGGTAATAATGCACAGGGATCAAGTTTTCAAAATCAAATTTTCATTGGAAAAGACACAGGTGTACAATATGTTCAATCAGCAATGGTCAATGCATCAGATTCAGGAAGTGCTGATTGGGTAGCATACGGTGACAGCGGCAGCGATATTGAAGGCTGGATTGACATGGGTTTCACTGGATCTAACTTTAGTGATGCTAACTATACTATTACCAAATCAAGTGATGGTTATATATTTGTTCATGGTATGGAAAATGGTAATGGTGGCAATCTAATAATTGCTACTGCTGATGTTGCTCACGGTGATATAATTTTTGCTACTGGTGGATTCATGGAATCAAATGAAAAATTCCGCTTCCATCGGGACTCAAACACCTTAATGCCTTATGCTAATTTATCTATTAATTTAGGTAATAGTTCACGATATTATAATAATGTGTTTGCTAATTATGTTACTACTGCCGGCGATATGAGTGTTGGCGGTAATGTTATTCCTAACGCTAATGTTACATATGACTTGGGTAATGCAACAAACAGATTTAAAGATTTATGGTTAAGTGGCACAACTATTCATTTAGGTGGTATTTCAATTACTACTGATAGTGGTGGTAATGTAAGTTTAGGTAATATCACATTTAGTAGTGAAGGTACTATTAGTTCATCAGACATTGTAACTACTGTAAATGAGTTTATTAACCCGTCTGAAAGAAAATTAGCATTAACAGACAATAATGCTGTGATACTAGATCGTGCGGCCTCATCAAGAACATTGGTTATCCCTGATGAAGCAAATATTAATTTCCCAATTGGATCCAAAGTTGAAATCATTAATGATTCACTTTATGGTAATACTTTATTAGTTGAATGTGAATCTAATGTTGTTGTAAAATTATCAGTAATAGACAATACAGGGGCACTGATAAACTATACAGCATTACCTGCACCAGATCCACAAGAATGGGTTAGAGCAGAAATTTACCCAGCCGGTACAATAACTTTACAAAAAATATATAGTGATACTTGGTATATGACTGGAACGAATGCTAATATCACATATCCATTGTCACCAAACACCTGATCTTACTAATTTTTGATAAATACTTAATACATTCTTAATTCTGAGAATTTATGCGGTCCCCACCGCGTAGTGGCTAGAACCCACACATATATAAGGAGAAAACAAATGGGACGCCCGTTAAAAATAATTAAAGTACAATCAGCAGCCGATCCAGATGGAGAAGTAGATAATGGCTATCCAAATGATGGCACAACTGATAATGGATTTAGTAGAAGCTATCCAGGTATTCTTGGTGGAAGAATTCCAAGTTTCAGTGCTGACAATATGATTGAATGTTCAGTAGCTATTGAGAAAAAGCAATATGGTGTAGTTAACAGTACATCAGGTATTACAGTAATCTGGGGTGATGGTATCACTGATTATGCTAATACAGTTAGTGTTGGTGATTCAATTTACTCAGGTGATGCATTAACAGATCCTACAGTGGCAGCACTAGGCACAGTCAATACAATCAATACACCAGTCCCAACCATCACTATTGATGCGGCAACAGCAGGAACCACTGATAGTTTCACGACTAAAGGTGCGGTAGCGGCAACAGCATTAGTTGCTGATGGTCCAGTAGTATTATCTACAGATTACGCAGGTTTAACCGGTGGTGTAGTTTATTATGTAAAAACAGTTGTTGATAGTACACACTTTACAGTCAGTGCTACTCCAGGTGGTGCAAAACTTGACTTAACTGTTGAGACTGCTGATATTACAGCAGAACAATATCCATCAATCACTTTAGATGCAGCCGCAACAGCTACAGTAACTAATAGTGCATTTACTAACTCTACTCCAGCATCTAATGACGGATATGTTGTTCGTCAAAAAGGTAAAAGAAAATTCTTAGTAGTAGAAAAAGATAGTATACAAGATGAATTTATTTGTGCAGGTGGAAGTTACATGATTATTTCAGTAAGTGATACCGATTGGGAAGCATTGGGCGCGGGCCCTGATGCAGCCGCTGGCAAAGTATTTACAGCAACAATAAATGGTGTTGGCTTAACTACTGGTGGTACTGTATACGCTATTGGTGTTTGCACATTGGTAAACGTAGCAGATGCAAGTTTAACTAGAAATCAAATGAATTTGAATCTTAACTTTGCTACTGGATCAGATGTATTTGCAGCCTCTGTTACTAACCACTTTGCTTTTGACTTTACTGACAACGGTACTGATGAAAATCCAGGTACTAAGTATATTGCAACATTGGATGGTGCTAGTGATACACCTGATGATGCAACAGGTTTAATCTATACAGCAGTAGACAACTATTGCTAATCAGTTTATACTGAAACAAAAAAGCCGCATTACGCGGCTTTTTTTATGAGGTTCTGTAATTTAGTCTGTACTACATCAAAATTGATTGTGTTAAACAATCCGGGATGTAATGGTTTTGGGTAATGTAATTGATCCATCCATGCATAGCCACAATGTTCATCGTTCAATGTGGGTATGAATTCTTTATCTATCTTACAGAAAAATGTATGATAAGTGAATGTGTTATTGACGAATTTTTGAATGGGTATTAATTTGGCATCATTGGGAAAATAACTTATTTCTTCCAAACATTCACGTTCAAGACCCTCAAATAGAGTTTCATTTTGTTCTATTTTACCACCGGGTATTCCCCAGTTTCCCGGATTCTTATCATCACTGCGTAATAGGTATAAGAATCGGTGAGTGTCTTGCGAATAAAAGAATACACCTGCGGAATTGTTATATATGATGCTGGTCATACTATGATTTATCATAGTATCAGATTACGATAGAATAATCTCCTTGATCATACCATCCTTCGTATGATTTCATCCACATACTTTCTGCCCAACGATATTGAACTTCAGTAGTTAAATTAGTAACATATTCAATGGTCAATGTATTAACACTATCAAAACTTACTACCCAATCAAGGCCATCAAATTCAATAATGTCATTGGCATTGGCTACTACATTGCCCCATGCAATAGATGGGTCAGAATTCAATTCATTACCTATAGCCTCTACAATAAGATAACGTTGGCCTGATTCAGCTACTGGCAATCCATGTCCTGGACCTTTTAATAATGGATTGACCACACTATCCACTGCTTGCAAAGTATTTTCTGGCAATGTGTCAATGTCAACATCATATATTAGTAATCTATCATCAGTTGGGTTAAACGCAAGTGTACCTACAATCTCAGTATCCATATATGGATTCTGTAGCCAAATCTGACTGATGCCAGGACGCACTGTGCCATATACATTCAATACACTTTGCCAATACACTGTTGTATCAGGGTTGGTTGGTAACTCTAAGTCTGTGTTTCTTGGATAAAAAGCCTCGTTGCTAGGCAATATTTGTAATGTGTTACCGATAAACAGTATCTTATAACCATATGGGGTAATCTTTTGTCTAGTTCCCAATAACATATCATCGTCTTGCATATCTGTAAGAGCATTGCCTTTAAATATACTAGCAATAATTTTATGTATAACACCGAGTTTCTTAATCTTAGCGGGACTGCTAATCCAAATTGGCATATGAAACTTCCAAGTCAACACATCTATGGGGTTGCCAGTACCTTGTGGTATTGTTCTACTGCTGAATGTCAATCCATCTTGATATACAACACTTAAACTGGTCCAATCAATAAAGTTATCTGTACTTTGTAATTCCATACTAGGATTGAATAACACACCTAATTGCTCTACCAATTCTAATTTTTGCAAATAGTTAGTTGTCCAAAAATCTACTGTTATTCGTAATGTATAAGGTACTGGCATTACACGTTCTACCGTAAATGCTTGTCCCTGTGTTGTTTGATAACTTTGAGTCTCTGGATTATACTGCCGTTGACGAACACTTACCTTATCAATGAAATAAGGATCTTGTGTTCTTTTTTGATCATACTCTAAGCCACTAATATAATACGTAATCAACGGGGCGCTAGGTAAACTACTAGGACTGTTCTGTGCAATTTGTGTGCTAGCCATACGACTTGAATCCCCGTACTGAATAGGAACACGCACAAGTATTTCATTACCCGCAGGGTCTTTGCCTTTAGTTACTTGCCAATTGCTGAAAATTCTTGCAAACTGAATTAAGAATCTTCTTATTTGATTGTCGTAAAAAAACTGTGCCATTATAAACCTTAATCTGGTTGTATCGTCAATAGTGTTGACAATGGTTGCTGTTGTGGTATTACTGTACCATCTGTTAATGTAGTTGTTTGCGTATTGTTGATGAATGACGCCATTTGTGATTGTTGTCCTGGTATAGTGGAATCAATTCCTACACCTGCACGTGAATTCTGTCCGATTCTAATCCATAGTGAACCGTCCCAACGATATAACAAATTAGGTAGATAATCGGTGCGTAAGAAGTAATCTCCTAGTGCAGGTTGTACAGGGAAAGTTATACCTGATCCTACTGGGAATCCATTAGGTGCAGTTCCATCGCCTATTAGATATCCGTTTGTATATCCAAATCCTTGTGGGCTTGATCGTGTGACATATACGAATCTAGGGTCACAATCAGCACGAAAATCCATTTGTTGACTAATTGTATATGGGAAATTAGGTTCTATTGTTATCTCAGTACCAGCTGGCATAAATGCTACAGTAGGAATATCTACTACAAAGGTATTGTTAACTCTATTCACACTAACAATTCGTGTACCATAATCAAATATATCTGTACGTGTACCATTAACTGACGTAACAAATGCTGATAGATTATTCAATGGGGCAATGTCTTGTGTAACATCTAGTGGTTGCACACTAATAACAGTACTTCCAATTGGAACTGCAAGTGATGTAAGAGTGAATGTTGGGAAGTTGTCTGCGGTACTATATGTGTTGTCTGCGGTACCATAAGGTGCAGAGATTGGTCCTGTTGCTTTTGCTATTAACACTAACGTACCATCAACTTGACCACTTCCTGTATCAGTGCGTTGTGGTGCTAATTTTGCAGTCTTTAAAGTGATTGCAAGTTGTTCACGTAATTTATCAGCATCGTTACCCGTCAAACTCCATAACTTTTTACGAGCCTCAGCACCTATTCTAAGTACTGGACTTGGATTCTTGTACATAGGATTAGTCATCATCATTAGGGTAGCCCTAGTTGGTACAGGATTTCCAGTTGGTGCAATAATATTGACTGGAGGCTCCGGTTCACCATCTAATGTAGGTACAAGATACAATTGACTTCTATCGTAACCTGTCTTAGGTAATAATCTACTTGCTTCTGCAATCACTGCATCATTGATTGCGATGTTTTTATTATATCTACCGATAATGTCACGTAGATTATCAGCAGTACTAATCTGCCAATACAAAGGATCAGTTGGCGCTACACCTGCAGGTACTGTAGTCCCACCTGGACTTGCTCCTGTGATAGTATATGTTTTATCACCATATTGAATTGTGTATGTTTGTCCTGCAGGAATGATATATGTTTTAGTAGGATCCCAATCACCCAAGAAATTATCTTTTTCTAACGGCTGACTTAATATGTTACTAAATTCTTGGCTGTCAACTAATGGCTCACATTTAATGCGCCACAAATGTGGATACCATGTTTGACTAAAACCTTCACTAGCAAAGTTGCCATCAGTCACTTGATAATATCTACGCAACCCTACAGGTATCGCTTCGTTAAGTGGATGGTAGTCTGTTAAGTGAGGTAACTCTAATACGTCACCTACCATTAGTTTACGACCTATTAGTTCTATCATATCATTATAATGTATAGTTATAAAAATGATATCATTATTTAAGAACAATCCAAACTGACTTAAATCAAAGTCTAAATTCATTACATTGTAGTGACCACGAATTCTATAAATGCTAGTATCATACTTTCTATCACGATTTTCTAAGAATAGTAAATCTTGTATGTTAGTCGGGTCCAGAGTATCATATTGAGGCTGTGTCAAATCAGCACTAGCCCCGGTATCAGGTATGCCTAAATACTTGTGAACGTATAGATCCGTTCCTCCCACGACAAACATCTCCTTAATTATTCTATCAAGGAATCTAAAATCATTTGATTTCTGTGGACGATATAATGAGAGTCTAGGCATGTTGTTATCCGTTTACTTAGTATTTATGTCTAAAGTATTACCTATAGAACTTGACAAATAATGGAATATCATATATAATACATGAATCGTAATAGGAGAACACATGGCGACCCGTAAACCCAAACCAACTTCTGACCACTTTGTCAAAGCACTAAATCCACGTGATGCTGACACAAAATATATGGGTGAAGAACCCTTCTTCCCGTTGCAACCAGATAGTGATCGTAGAACTTTGGCATTGACACAAAGTTTCACTTGGTACAATCGTTTTTATGGCAAAAAAGACGCCAAAGAGTTGCTTTGCCTGTATTTGGAATATCATAATCGCACAGTCGAATCTAAACATTTGCGTAAGGTTCACGAATCTGAGTTTTTGATGACATTGTGCTGGTTGGCACGTATGACAATGCGTGGTCTTGAACTCAATGAACATGAATCAACCACTCTTGAAAATGAGATAAGCCGTTTGTATAAACTGGTCAACAAACCCGAAGTGGTTGAAAAAGATAAAGAACCTAGCAATCGCCCCAATGTGCAGGAGATTATGCGTGAAAAAGCACTAGAAGCCGCAGGTGAACTTGAATCTATTTTTGATGAATGGATTACTGACGGAAAAGTAACACAAAAAACAGTTGACATTGTTGCTAAGTTTAATGTCATGCCACAGCATATCTCATTGATTGTTGAGATTTGGAAGCGCAAACAACAAGAATTTGACATGGTTTCTGAAGGCGAGGATGAGCAGTTAACAGAAGCCTACAGTTATTTGGGCAAAGTTAAATTGCGTAACACACTTAAATTTATTGAGCAAGTGTTGAGCGACCTCAATAGTTACATTTCAATTAAGAAAGCCAGCAAAGCACCTCGTAAAAAGAAAGCAGTTCCTGTTGAGAAGATTGTAGCTAAACTCAAGTATTTGAAAGTATTCAAGGATGCCGTGAACAAACTTGATTTGATTAGCGTACATCCAACTAAGTTGCATGGTGCAAGCGAGGCATGGGTATATGATACTGCAAAGCGTAAAATGCATCACTACATTGCGGATGAGTATAGCAAAGCATTTACTGTAAAAGGTAACACAATTCTAGGCTTTGACAACAACACCAGCGAAATGAAAACTTTGCGTAAGCCCGGTGAGCAGATTAAAGAAATTATGGGAAGCAAGCCCGCGGCTCGTAAATACTTTAAAGATATTAAAGCAGTTGGTGCAGTGCCCAATGGTCGCTTTAATGAAAACATGATTATTTTGAAAGCATTTTAATATGATAAACAAACTTGTATTTTGGTTAGGTGAGAATCGTAAAAAAGTAGGTTACACACTAGGTGGTGTTAACATGCTATGCGGATTGAACGCATTTGCATTTGGACAAACTAGCAATGGATTTATTCTACTATTTGTGGGCTTTGTACTTGCATTTGATGCTTGGAGTATGCCATGAATGTAGATTTGAACAAATATAGTGATTTTGTAAAAGCTGTGACAAGTCAACCAAGCAATGATTTGACAACTTTTATGGATCGTTTAGATGAACTAGACGGTAACTTTGATGATGTAACACAAGAACATGGACCTGATATCAACGTACCTTTATTGCTAACTGCATGTTTAGGACTAGCCGCAGAGTCAGGTGAGTTTATTGAGATACCTAAAAAGATTTTCTTTCAAGGTAAACCTCTAACTGCTGATAATGTATTCCACATGAAACGAGAACTCGGTGATATCATGTGGTACTGGGTCAATGCTTGCAGGGCACTTCGCCTAGATCCTAATGATGTGATTGCTGAGAACGTAGAGAAATTAAAAGCACGATATCCCGGTGGTGAGTTTAACGTGTTCAACAGCGAAAATCGCAAATCTAACGATATTTGATTATGTTCAGTTCTCCAGATAAATACACTATCTGGAGAATTATATGGCTGGTACTACACTAGACGAATTAAAAGAAGACCTATTTAGAAATTTAAATTTACGTCTTGGTGGCGGGATAGTTGATGTAGAATTAGATCCTGAACACTATGAGGCTGCATATCAATACGCAGTTAAAGTTTATAGACAACGGGCTCAGAATTCAACACAAGAATCTTACACCTTGTTAAAGATGGAAAAGAATTTAGATGTTTATACATTACCTTCGGAATTCATTAACGTAAGACAATTGTTTCGTAGAACAATTGGATTGGAGACTGGTCCAAGTGCAAGTAGTTTTGACCCTTTTAGTAGTGCTATTCTTAATACCTATTTGTTAAATTACAACCAAGCAGGTGGTTTGGCAACTTATGACTTTTATGCTCAATATATTGAATTAGCCGCACGTATGTTCGGTGGTTTTGTTATATTCACCTTCAATCCTGTTACAAAAGAATTGCGTATTGTTCGTGATCCTAAAGCTAGTGGAGAACAAGTATTGATATGGGCTGACATTCAAAAACCTGAACAAGTGTTGTTGCAAGATCCGGGTAGTGGTGTTTGGATTGGTGACTGGACCTTTAGTCAATGTTTGAGCATCTTAGGTGAGGCACGTGAGAAATTTGCTAGTATCGCTGGCCCAGGAGGCGGAACTACATTAAACGGTACTACCTTGAAAGCTGAAGGTAAAGCAATGCAAGACCAATTATTGGAAGACTTAAAGAGATTTGTAGATTATAGTCAACCATTATCATTTATAATTGGTTAAATGAGGATTTACTTTTTCACTATTCTGTAATATAATACACTATAGGAGATCATTAATGATTATTGGTGTAACAGGATTTATTGGTAGTGGAAAAGATACAGTAGCAAATTATCTCACTACCTTTCACGGATATAAAAGAATTAGTTTTGCAGGCACGTTAAAAGATGCTTGCTCCGCAGTATTTGGTTGGGACCGCGAAATGCTCGAAGGTACTACTACCTCAAGTAGGGAATGGAGAGAACAAGTAGACCCGTGGTGGAGTGAGCGATTAAATATACCTGAACTTACCCCTAGATGGGTATTGCAACAATGGGGAACAGAAGTTTGTCGCAATGGATTTCACAATGATATCTGGGTAGCAAGTGTAGAAAATCAATTACGTAAAACTAAAGACAACATCGTAATTACTGATTGTCGTTTTGCCAATGAAGTGAATGCTATCAAAAATGCCGGCGGCACTTCAATAAGAGTTGAGCGGGGTGAAAAACCTAAATGGTATGATGCCGCAATAGCATTTAATCGTGGTCCAAATGGTAATTCATTGTGGTCATTGAGTAAAACTAAACTAGACAAACAAAAAGTACATGCAAGCGAGTACAGTAGTGTCGGCTTAACATATGACTATTACTTAAACAACAATGGTTCAATAGATGATTTGCATACTCAAGTTGAATCAATAATCAACCTCTAAGTCACCCTTACGCCAAGTGACTTCTTTTCGTTTTATAACTTCTATACAATTTAAGCAGACAGTTCGTAGATTGGTATATTGATTATTCTCAAGTTTACCGTCTGTATGGTAAACTGTAGACTGAGATACATACAAAAACTTAAACCCGCAAACATCACACGCGGGTTTTTTCTTATACCCTGCTTTTTGCCAACTTGGTGTTCTTGGCTTTTTCTTGTTTTTCTTTCTGCCACACTCATCACACATACTCCTATAGTATGTCTTTTCTTTGCGTATATAATTTACCGCACATAGATTTTTATTGCATTCTTTGCAAACGGGTCTAATCATATAGTATTTAACCCAGAAACCTTTAAAGGTATGGTTATTGGTGCTTTTTTTATGATATGTACTAAATATTAGTACGTTAGGGCGTTAACCCTCATAATCATAACATAAAGGAAATTTAACATGGCACTAGTATCACCAGGCGTAGAAGTAACAATCATTGACCAGAGTCAATATTTACCAGCAGCCTCAAGTTCAGTTCCTCTTGTAGTCTTAGCAACGGCGCAAAACAAAGCTAATGCAGCAGGCACAGGAGTAGCGGCAGCAACAACAGCCGCAAATGCAAATAAATTATATCAAGTAACAAGTCAACGTGACTTGGTTAACTTGTTTGGTACCCCGTTCTTTTACAAGACTACAAACGGTACACCAATTCAGGGTTACGAATTAAATGAATATGGCTTGTTAGCAACATATTCATTATTAGGTGCTACTAATCGTTGTTATGTTTTAAGAGCAGATATTGATTTGGGTAGTTTAGTTGGATCATTAAGTCGTCCTTTAGGTGATCCAACTGATGGTACATATTGGTTAGATACAACAAATTCAGCGTGGGGAATTTATGAATTTAATAGTTCAACCGGCAAGTTTGTTAATCAAACTCCATTAGTAATTACAGATTCAATTTATATTGCAGATGATTATCCAATATCAGTGATAGGTAATGTGGGTGGTTATGCAGTAATAGCGACTGAAATAACAGGTGGTGAATATACTAATTCTACCTATTTCTATAAAAATGCAGAAAATGATTGGGTTAAATTAGGTGATAGTGATTGGAAAGCATCTGTACCGGTAGTAACCGGAACTGTATCAAATCCTATATTAACTACCGGCGATACTTTTACTATTAACATTAACGGTTTATTAACAGTGACCATTACAATTGGTTCAGGTGATACTGTAACAGATGTTGCGGCTAGTATTAACGGATTGAATATAACATATCTATCTGCTAGACTGATTAATAATAAATTAAGTTTAGCATATAGTGAACCTACTCCGAATGCATATTTGACACTATCAGAAGGTACAAACACTCCATTAGCTGACATGGGTATTGTACCTAAACAATATATTGCACCTGATGTGTTTTTTGGACCATCATCTAATATGCCATTATGGACTGCAAGTCAAATATTCCCGCATCCTACTGGAAGTGTTTGGGTTAAAACTAGTGTGTTAGGTTCAGGAATGAATCAATTAATGTCTCAATATAATGCATCTACTGATACATGGGTAAGTAAAACAGTTAATAAATACCAATCATTACTTACTGCTGTTACAGACTTGAGTTCTGCTGGCGGAGGTGATATTCCAGTCGGAACTGTAGTAGCTACATACGGTACATCATCTAATATAGCACCATATTCTGCGACACAATACTGGACTAAAACAAGTATTGGAGCTTCAGTATTTACCGGATCAGTTTCAAACCCCACAATCGATCCGTTAAACCAATTAATTGCAAAAGTTACAGGGTCAGGTGTATATACAATACCATCAGGGTCAACCACAGCAATTGAGTTTGTAACTGCTTGGTTATCTGCTGGTATTCCTAATACCAACGCATCATTAACTACTTCTGGTGCAATTCAATTAGAACATACATTGGGTGGAATAATTTTTCTAAGTGACTACGTTGATGGTCAAAGTAATGGAATGTTATCTGATATTGGATTTAGTTTAAGTGATGCAGGTACATCATATTCTTACGTAGAAGGGTATACTAATCCATCTGTATCACAAGATAGCAGTTCTGATGATGGTACCGGTGCAACTTTCAGCATAGCAGCAAATCAAGATAAAGGTTGGTACTATGATATAACCAAAGTCACTCCCGGTGTTGACTACATTGTAGATGAAATTGTGACATTTAAGGGATCTGATATCGGAGGCGTAGATGGCACAAACGATTTATCTATTATTGTAAAATCAGTAACCGGTCTTGGTGCTATTATTGATTGGGCATATTATAGCGGAACACCTAGATTAAACTATGTGGTTCAATTGGCAGCATGGGAACAAATTACATATATTGCGAATGAAGGCGCTCCTGCAACTAATCCAACAAACGGTACAAATTGGTACTACAGTACAGCATCTGAAGTTGATATTATGGTAAACAAAGATGGTGATTGGTATGGTTATAGAAATGTAAATTATGATAGCTCAGGTAATCCTGCAGCCGGTGGGACTAACACCACAGATCCAGCTGGACCTATTATTAGTCCTACTGAGCCAGATCCATTAACAGGTCAAAGCGACGGTACTGCACTTGTATACGGTGATTTGTGGATCGATAGCGGTGATTTAGAAAATTATCCTAAACTATATCGTTGGGAACAGGTTGATGGTACAAATCAATGGGTAAGTATTGACACATCCGATCAAACCAGTCAAAACGGTGTACTATTTAGTGATGCTCGTTGGGGTAATGTAGGAACTGTTGATCCAGTGAATGATCCTCTAGTAAGCATTGAAACATTACTTGAAAGTGATTATTTAGATTTAGATGCACCAGATCCAGCACTATATCCACAAGGTATGTTATTATTCAATACTCGCCGTAGTGGTTATAACGTAAAACAATTTAGAACAAATTACTTTACCTCAAATAACTATCCATCACCTGCAGTACTACCAACATACTCATATACATGGGTAAGTGTTAGTGGTTTGCAATCTAACGGTGCAGCATACATGGGCCGTAAAGCACAGCGTAATTTAGTTGTTCAATCAATTAAAGCGGCTATTGGAACAAATCAAAGTATAAGAGAAGAAGATACATTCTTTAATCTTATCGCAGCTCCTGGATATCCAGAGTTACAACCAGACATGGTTACATTGAATAATGACCGTAACAATACTGCATATATTATTGGTGATACTCCATTGCGCTTACCTGATCAAGCGACCGATCTAACAAATTGGGCAACCAATGCAGCCGGCGCAACAAGCACAGGCGAAGAAGGATGGGTAACACGTGATAGTTACTTGGGTGTATTCTATCCAAGTGGTATCACTACAGATTTAACAGGCGCCGCAGTTGTCGTTCCTGCAAGTCATATGATGTTACGCACATTCTTACGTAATGACACTATTGCTTATCCTTGGTTAGCTCCAGCAGGCACACGCCGTGGCACGATTGACAATGCTACAAACATTGGTTACTTAAATGCTACTACTGGTGAGTTCCAGACTGTTAAGAATCGTATGAGTATTCGTGATGTATTATATACAAATCAAATCAATCCATTAGCATACTTTACAGGTGTTGGCTTATTGAACTACGGTAATAAGAACTCATTTGATAGTCAATCAGCACTGGATCGTATTAACGTAGCAAGATTGGTTTGCTATATTCGTGAAAGATTGCAAATTGCGGCTCGTCCGTTCGTATTTGAACCTAACGATGCAGTAACACGTAATGAAATAAGCGGTGTAGTTCAATCATTGTTCATCGACCTAGTTGCAAAACGAGGTTTGTATGATTATTTGGTTGTATGCGATGAGAGCAACAACACACCTGCTCGTATTGACAGAAATGAATTGTGGATTGACGTTGCTATTGAACCAGTCAAGGCAGCTGAGTTTATTTACATTCCGGTTCGTGTATTGAATACAGGTGAATTAGCAAACGCTCAGTAAGAATATTCACCCTTGGAGACAGGGGTGAATTAAAGATAAATAAAGATATAGGAGAATAAAATATGGCAACAGCCTCACAATCATTGTTCAATATGACCGTTGCAGCGGATAATGCTACCAACGCACAAGGTCTATTGATGCCTAAACTACAATATCGTTTTAGAGCATTGTTCTTAAACTTTGGTGTAGGTGGTTCCACTACAGAATTAACGAAACAAGTAATGGATATTACTCGTCCCCAAGTTCAATTTGATGAAGTAACCTTAGATGTATATAACTCAAGAATTTATCTTGCAGGTAAACATGCATGGCAAGAAACTACAGTTAATCTACGTGACGATGCTCAAGGCAACGTTAGTAAATTGGTTGGACAACAAATTCAGAAACAAATGGACTTTGTTGAACAAGCTAGTGCCGCAACTGCACAAGATTATAAGTTTCAAATCAATTATGAAATTCTTGATGGTGGTAACGGTGTACTTACACCTTCTGTATTAGAAACCTGGGAATTGTATGGATGCTTTATTAAAACAGCCAACTATAATAACTTGGATTACAAAACAAGTGACCCAGCTACAATTCAGTTAAGCGTGAGATTTGATAATGCAATTCAGTCACCATTGACTTCGGGTATCGGTACAAATGTAGGTCGTGCATTTGGTGGTACAGCAGTTACTGGTATCGGTTAATAAGAGTAATTAATGGCTGGGTTCGTTCAAAACCTATTAACTGACGCCGCAACATCGTTCTTTACTAATGAATACTTGCGTGATTACCAACACGCAAGTAAAACATTTAGAACAAATGCTTATGGGTATTCACCCAAGTTTAAGTTTCTATTCCATGTTTATTTTGATATTAACAAAGACTACATCGGTGCTACACAAGGTTGGCCTCAAGATCAAAATTTTGGATTAGCCGTTAAAAATATACAACTACCTAAGTATACATTTGATTTAGCTACACTAAACCAATACAATCGTAAACGAGTAGTGCAAACTAAAATCAAATACGATCCTATTAACGTTGTATTCCATGATGATAATCAAAATTTAATTAAAAAATTATGGTATACGTATTACACATACTACTATAAAGATGCAACACAGGTGGATAGTAATACCAATACAACTATTAGCGGTGTTGCAGCTAGGTTTGGTGGCGACAATGCAGTTAGATATAATTTAAATCGTAGAAATATTTACGATCCTACTATCACTGGCAATGATGACTGGGGATACATAGGTGAGACTGGTAATAGTCCAGCAACTAACTCAGCCGCAAGTTTAGGCATAAGCAAAGCACCGTTCTTTAAGGGTATTAATATATACGGTTTCAACCAACATAGTTTTTCTTTGTATAGACTAATTAATCCTATCATTGAAAGTTTTAGCCATGACACGTACAATTATAGTGAAGGTGGTGGCGTGATGGAAAATCAAATGACTTTGAATTATGAAACTGTAAAATATTATGAAGGTGCAGTTGATGGTCGTAAGCCGTATGATATTGTTAAAGGTTTTGGCAGTAATGATCATTATGATACTGTACTAAGTCCTATCGCTCGTCCCGGTTCAAATGCAACTATATTAGGTCAAGGTGGTCTTGTTGATGCTGCTGGCGGCATATTAGATGACTTAGAAAACGGCAACATTGTAGGAGCAGTACAGAAAGCTGGCACCGCGGCTAATACTTTTAAAAATCCTCAAAATATATTAAGAATTGCAAAGTCAGAAGCAATGGGTATAGCTACTAACGCTTTACAGGGGACACCTAATCGCAACACTGCATTTAATTTCCCAACTCAAGCAGCCAGTGCAATTAGGAATGCTCCTAACTCTATTAATGGGGCATACAGCGATATTAGATCAACACCTAAACAAGTCACATAAATACTTTTACGAGGTATATTATGGCACAAACAATAGATGCACCAAGAAGTCAGTTAGATAACACAGTACGTGTATTTGATCAATTTTATAATTTTGATTTAGTTGTAGAGGCTAATCAATATGAAATTATATATAGTTATTTTTATTCGCTATCTAAAAGCGAAAACGTAGCTAAAAATTTTACAACAATCATTTTTAGAATTTCTAATATCACTGGTGAAAATCCATTGATATTGTTAGAAGAAATTAAAGGTTCTAATGGGTTATCTACCGCTAATGCATTGGTTGCATACTATCTAAACAGTTTGAAAAGCAAAACAACTTTATATGGTGTGAGTTCTATTCCTCAACCTAATCAAGTAGTAGCTAGAAATGCTGTAATATAATGGCAAACTTTGCACAGGGCATATTTGTGCCTAGAAATCCTGATAAGTATATTGGTAATCATACACCTAGATATCGTAGTGGATGGGAATTCACATTCATGCAATTCTGTGACGGCAACAAGAATGTAATTAAATGGGCAAGCGAATCAATACGTATCCCCTATCGTCATCCTTTAACAGGTAAAGTTACTAATTATATTCCAGACTTCTTTATACTATATGAAAACAAGTTTGGAAAACAGTTTGCTGAAATTGTAGAGATCAAACCTAAAAAACAAAGCCTGATTGAAAGTAGAAAGGCTAGCGCAAGAGATATAGCAATTGTTGCTATTAATCACGCCAAGTGGGCTAGTGCTAAAGCATACTGTAAACAATATGGATTTACATTCCGTGTAATCACAGAGGATGACTTGTTTTATAACGGTAGGCGTAAGTAATAAATACTGCTATTATGGACAAATAGCATGACAAAAAAATTATCAGAATTGTTTGATTTACCTACAGAGGAATCATCATTAACTGAACCCATACTCGGCAAAGATATGGATTTAGTAACGCAAGAAACATACTCTACTTTAGATAAGATAGAACAAGCATTACCACAAGTTCGTGGGTTAGAAGCAAGTGATACTGAGATGGATGAATTGGCAAAACTGGCTCAAGACAGTTATAAAGATTTAATGGATTTGGGGATGCAAGTCGATAGCAGATTTGCTAGTGAGATATTCAATAGTGCTGGTACAATGTTAGGACATGCTATAACTGCTAAGACGGCTAAGATTAACAAGAAATTAAAAATGATTGATTTGCAGTTGAAAAAAGCAAGTCTAGATCAAAAAAATGTTGAGAAAGATAAAGAGATTGCAAATGTTCCACTAGGTGAGGGTAGCTTAGTGGATCGTAATGAACTTCTCAAGAGTATTCTGGCAAACAAAAAACCAGTAAATTGATAAATAATAGAACAGGAATAAAACAATGAAGAGCCTACGTCAATATTTAACCGAAAGTGTTAGAACATATCGCTATACAATTAAGATTGCCGGCGATTGTGAAAAAAACTTTTTGGAATTGTTCAGACATAATTTGTCCAAATTTGACCCAGTCAAAATTGATGATCCAAAAACTACACCTATTCAAAAAGATCCATATGGATTTCCTGACTTGCATAATGAGTCTATTACCATTATCAAAGCTGAATTCAAATATCCTGCAACTGAACCAATGATTCAGCAATGCGCTCAACATTGTGGTTGCAACATAAACAATGTCAGAGTAGTTACTACTGATTATGATGATAGCATCAATAGTGAAGCTGAAGGTTATGCTAATGAACAAAAAGATCAACCTTTATTACTAAAGACAGAGTTAGAAGATAATGGCAAAGAAGCTAGCAAAGAATATGCAAATCAATATCTAGATCGTGTAATGCCTAAAAAGCCTAGTATTAATATTCCATATGCAGGCAAAACTACTCCAGTAAGTCCTAATAAGAGCAAAGACGGAATAAACACAGTTAGTCCTATGACTAAAATGACAAGACCACAATTACCTAGTACAGGAGCTAGAAAATAATGATCGAATTCAACACCAGTCAACTTACATGGATTTTGGTTGGTGCCTTGGGAATAGGTGGCACAGGATATATTACAATGAATGACAATGTAAAAAACATTGAAAAAAAAGTTGCTGTAACACATGCAAAAGTTGAAGATACAAACGACCGAATTGTGGAGTTGCAAAGACAACTTACACGTATGGAAGATAAATTAGATAAACGAGGATCACGATAATGGATTTTAGAAACCTATTACAAGCAATGAGTTCCCTTTCCGAAGGTGAAACAAAAGAAACACCAAAAGGACGAGTCCATAAAGGTGATTACGGTTCAAGTCATGGTAAAGAAGATGTACGTGACCAATACGGACATAAAGTCGGTAAAATTAATAAAGATGCTGAAGCTAAAAAAGATGCACCTAAAAAGGGCCGTGGTCGTCCTAAAAAGGGCGCAGATGATTCCGGCGAAGTAAAGAAATATGACACTACTGGTGTTGGTGATGTATTTGGTGGCGGTAAGAAGCCAAAGAAAGAAGTTGGTAAAGTTTCTAAGAAGCACAGTTTAAAAGAATACATTGATGAACTTCAAACTACAATAGTTAATGAAGGTGAGAAGGATACTTCTTGGATGAACAAACAAACTCAGGATTTCTATAATAAAAATCCTAATATGAAACGTAATGACAGAGAAGTTAAACACGTAGGTGATAGATTAGCGACTAAAGTTACACCAACAAATAAATCTGCTCAAGTTACAAAGAAACCAATGACAAATTTTAAAGAACAAGGTGTAGAGGAAGCAGTACGGGTAGCTTATAGAGACCCTACTGGGAAAACAGGCATGCCAGGCCTCCAAGGCAATACCGTACGTTATAAAAGTGCAAGCCAAGTTGCCGGAAATAAAGCAGCTAATCCAGATTCAGATTGGGTTCATAATTCTCAAACACAAGCACATAGAAATGCGGCTGCAGCCGCAGTAAAAGATGCACGTGCTAAAGGAATAACTCCCGGTAGTAATCAAGGCATAGGAATACACAAAGGTGTAGATGAAGATATGAACACGCAACAACCTGTTCAAATCAAACCAGCTAGTCAAACTAACACACAAGTTATTCAGCAAGGCAATAAAACATTAGGCACAGTTTCTAATCCTCAATTGGCTGCACAGATTAAGCAATCAATTGGTAAAGGTGAAATGAGTTTGAATACTGATGATCAAACAATGGCTGAAGATGCAGTTGATGAATCAGGATTACAAGCATATTTGGGTAACAAGAAATACGGCAAAGATGGTATGAATGCATTACGACAAGCTGGACAAAAACATGCTAGCGAAAAGACTAAGCAAAACATTCGTGCTAAGTATAGTAGTAAAGAAGATAAAATGCATGAGAGTCTAGAAGCTACTGATGTGGTATTAACAGAAGGTCAAAAAGAACAAATGACTAAGTTCTTTGACGAGTTAGAATTAGGACCAAAAGGTTATAACATCAAACCTGCAATAGAATTAAAAGATAAAGCATTAGCTATATCAGTCATTAATAAGACATTAGCACATGGTAGATTTAGAAGCATGGCCGGTTCTTATAAAGATCAGATGCGTGATTCGGCCTTAGAACACTTTGGCTTTGTTAACTTTGACGAAAGTTTAGAAGAAGGTGATTTAATTCCTCATCCAAGTAAAGATTTACATACAACACATGGTATGGATAGCAAGCCAGGTGATATTAGTATGTTTAAACCTAGTAGAATTCAAGCTACTAACAAACCAGTTGAAAAGCCAACTCCGTGGAGTGTAGATCCTATTAATGCCGCAACCGATAGAGCAGTTAATTTTATATCAGGATTGCGTAAACCAAAAACTAGATTAGAAAGCACAGAAGAAATGAAAGACGTACAATATGAAAGCTGGGAAAATCAGCTAAACAACATTCTAAATGAAGGTATTACTGTTTCTAGCAGTACAGGACAACAAGGTGCTCCAGATTCAGTAACCATTAGTGCTACTGACGCTGACGCAGAGCAACTAATGGGCGTATTGCGTAACGCTGGCATCGGCGTGTTTGGTGGAAACGACAAGCCTGCAGTTGGTTATGGTGTAGTATCTCAAGGTGAGGAAGAACCAACAGGTACTGGTACTCAACCGCAAATGAGTCCTGACGTAGTTGGTGATGACAATGACATGCTTGCATTAATTAAGAAAATGTCAGGCATTGATATGGGTGGTGAAGAAGGTTCTATGGATCACAGTCACAGTAGTGATTATGAAGATGAAGCAGGTTCTGATGACACTGCATTACAACCAGCCGGTGACGAAGAAGGTGATGCACAACAAGATGACACAGACGATGCCGGCGAAGAAGAAAAAACTGACGAAGGTAATGCTTTCTCAGGTGCAGTAGCTAAAGCAAAATCAGATAATATTCCTGACAAAGGTCAAAAATTCTCTGTAGGTGGAAAACAATATCCAGTCAAAGAAGATGATATGGAAGAAGGTAACATGTTTACCGGTAATTTAGCAAAAGCACGTGCCCAAGGTAAACAAGAAGCCGATTTAGATGGCGACGGTGACATGGAAAAAGTCAAAGAAGGTCACGACCATGAAACTTGCAATGAATGCGGTGGAATGATGTATGAAGGTCATACATGTGAAGAACAAGTTGAAGAGGGCTTCTCAAATGACGCAGGCGGTGATGCAATGGGTGATACAGAATTAATGCAATTAAAGGCATTATTATCAATGGGCGGCGACTTACATAAGATGAAGTCAGACCAAACAGTAGGAAATCCAACCCGTGTTTCGGTTAGAGAATCTTTAAACGAGTGGAAGAAATTAAGCGGTATAAAATAATAAAAACCGTATTTTCAATAGCCTGGTTCGCCGGGCTATTTTTTTGGATGCTACATCTGATTTAAAAACGATAAATACTTAATAAGGTAGATATAGACATGGCCCAACAATTTATTGATTTTGGTAGTTTCCCTAATGATCCAGCGGCGGACCCAATTCGTTCGGCATTCCAAAAAATACAAAACAACTTTTCAGATTTATACAACACTACACTAACCTCAGGTGTATCGGAACTAAACGTAGGACCTGGACTAACACAGAATAGAACAACTGGTAATATTTATATTACAACCGCTTTTCCTAATATTAGTATTAATACATCTAATAGTTTATTGGTTGGCATCGGAGCTGCTACAAGTAATACAGCGACCAGCTCAAGTTATAACACACCTTTTGTGTTAAATTTAGCTAACACAATAACAACAGGCAATGCAAATTTATCAGGTAATGTACGTACTAGTAATTTAAACGTAGCTAATTTTGTTACTTCAGCGTTAGTACCTAGTTCAAATATAACATATGATTTAGGAACTCCTACTAATCGTTGGAAAGATTTATACTTAAGTGGCTCTACCTTATACTTAGGTTCACAAACAATTGGATCAAATGCAACCACGATAACTCTTACTAACGTGTCAGTATCTAGTACTATTACTTCAACTACTATTAACGGCGGTAATATCACAGTTACAGGTAATATCAATAGTGCTAATATTACTACTGCTAATCTATTAGTCACTGGGAATGTAACTGGTAATTTTGTCCCAGCTGGAAATAATCAATATGATTTGGGTAGTTCAACACAACGATGGAAAGATTTGTGGTTAAGTGGTACTACATTAAGATTAGGTGGCGCAACAATTTCAGAATCAGCTGGCGCTGTTGTAATGGAAAGTGTAGTTGTCACTAGTAATATTGATGCAGGCAATGTAACTGCGGTGTATTTAGATGGTACTATGACCAGTACATCTCAACCTTTGATTACCAGTTTAGGCTCATTGACTAACCTATCAGTAATAGGTGATATAACTTCAGGCAATATATCAGTAGTAGGAAATGTTGAAGCTGATGCATTAGCAGTTGCTAGTATTACAATTGGTACTGGTGCTACTCAAACAATAATTACAGGCGGTGGTGTTACAGTAACAGGTACTGCGACATTGCAAGCACCAGGTGCCAATGGTGAAATTACATTTAATGATAATGGTAATGCAGCGGCAGTTCCGGGCCTAACTTTTAATAGAACAAGTAATTTGTTGAGTATAGCAGGTAACGTATCTGGTGGTAATCTTACCACATCTGGTGCATTATCAGTTACTGGAAATGCTAACGTAGGTAACTTAGGAGTTACACAAGTAACAGCATCAGGTAATATTATAGGTGCTAACGTATTCACTGTTGGTATTGTATCAACTAGTGCAGGCGTAAGTTCTGGTGCTGACTTAGAAATTACATCTGTTACATACGGAATTAATAGATTTATTTTAAATTTTGCTACACAAGATATTATACCTTTTGCTACTGGAACAACTATCAATGTTACCGGTATGTCTCCTACTTCCTATAACGGGGTATGGACAGTTCTCACAGGTACTACATCTACTGCGGCAGTTACTAGTGCAATAACTACAACAGTTGTAACACTAGGTAGAGTACGAGGCGGTGGAAACATTGTAACAAACGGATTCTTGACAGTAATCGGCAATGCAAGTGTAGGAAATATAACTACTACTAGAGTTGATGGCACTATAGTAAGCGTATCAGGTAACGTTGAGGGCGCTAATTTGGTAGCCAGTGGAGTATTACGAGTTGATGGTAATGCTAACGTAGGCAATTTAACTACTAGCGGATTTGTTTCCGCCGCAACATTAGCTACAAGTGCTAGCATGGCTGCAAGTACATTTATTACTGCAGGATCTTATATATCTGCAACCGGAAACGTATCTGGTGCAAATATTACTACAACTGGTAACGTTGATACGTTAAATGCATTTGTTTCAGGGACATTAACTGCAAACATATTAAGTGCAACTGGTACTCTATCTGGTGGCAATTTATCTACTGCCGGTACTCTAAGTGCAGGCACCACTACATTAGGTGATACTACTACAGGTAATGTAACAGCAAATTACTTTAGTGCGCTTGGGTTATCTACAAGCGGCGCACTAAATGCTGGCACTACAACATTAGGTGATACTACTACAGGTAATGTAACAGCAAATATATTAAGTGCAGCCGCATTGTCTACTGCCGGTACATTGTCTGCCGGTAATACTTCATTGGGTAATATCACATCAGTTGGTTTAATATCTGCTACAGGTAAAGTTACTGCTGGTAATTTAGAAACCGGTGGTACATTAAGAGTAAACTCTGTTGCTAATTTGAATTCAGTAGAAACTACTGCTATTGCATTGAATGGTGAACTAACTGGTGCTACCAGAATGGAATCACAATTACTAAATGTTATCGGAAATATGACCAGTGCAAATGCTAATATTGGTCAATTCTTAACAGTAGTAGGCAATGCTACAATAGGAAACATTGTATCAAATAATTCTTTAGTCATTCAAAATACTGCAAGTATTGCATCCAGCGTAAACGTTGGTGCAAATTTAGCAATATCGGCAATCAGTGGCACAGGTGCACCAACAAACCTAGTAACAGTTACATTTACTTCTCAAAGTACTATACCGTTCCCAACAGGCGCAACGGTAGTAATATCAGGTGTGACAACTACAACCGGTTATAATGGAACATATACTGCTGTATCTGGAAATCTTACTGCGGTTACATATACTAGTAGTACGTCAGGTACAGGTGGTGTAGTATCAGCAAGAATAATAACAGGTGGTTTAGGATTACGTGTTCAGGGTAATGCAACAATGTCTAGTCTTGAAATACTAGGTGCAACATTAAATGCCCAATCTGCAACAGCTAACTTTGGAACATTAAACAGTAATGCAATGTTGATTAATGGTATTGCAAATGCACAGAGTATGGAAATACAAAGTACTCTAAGTGTTACTGGTACTACTACAGCAGGCAATTTAACTGCTAATACAAATATTTCTGCAGGTGGCAATATATCGGCTAGTGGCACAATAACCATTAACCAGAATGCTACAATTGGTTCATCATTGACAGTAGGTGCAAATTTAAGTCTTACTGCAATCGCCGGTACTGGGTCAATTGTAACTGCAAATTATTCTGCACAAAGTTTCCCTCCTTTCCCAGTAGGAAGCAATGTAATTATCAGTGGTGTAGCAACAACTGCGTATAATGGAGAATTCGTAGTAACAGAAGCTAATGTGGGATTTGTAAAATACAATGATACTACTTCAAGTGCCTCTGGCACATTAGGTCGTATACGTACTGGCGGAACATCTTTAAATATTAGAGGTAATGCTAGTATAATAAATCTTGAGGCTGCAAGTTTTCAATCAAATGTGGCTACTGCTAACTTTATTACAATGAGTAGCAGTGGTTTCTTAAACTTAAATGGTGCTAATGCTAACATAGGTAATGCAAATCTTACTTCTGCCAATGTTACTGGTGATAGTTCCGGTGGTAATTTAATATCACGTGGTTATCTAGCAGTTAGTGGCAACGCATCAATGGATAGAGTTACAGCTAATGCAGGTATAACAACAGCAGGTGCTGTCAATATTGGTTATAATGTACAGATTCAAGCATCAGGTTCTAGCGGTAATGGAACAGTTGCAACTTTAGCCTTCTCTGCGACACAAGCTATTCCACCGTTCCCAACTGGAACAACTATTATTGTTAGTGGTTTAGCACCAGCTGGGTTTAATGGAACAGTAACAGTTGCTAGTTCAAATACTACGCACGTTGCATATAACAATAGCACCAATGGTGTAGTAACGCAAGGTGGTTTTGCAAGAACGTCCGGCACACAAATGATATTGCAAGGTGTTGCAAACATAGGTTCAATTAATACTACAGGTGATATCAGTGCAGGTAGTACAGGTAATGTTAGTGGCAACACATTTACTGCAACATTGTTTAGTGGAAATGGTGCTAGTATAACCAACTTACAAGCAGGTAGTATTGTTGGTCAAGTAGCCAATTCACTAATTTCAACAACAGTAACAGGTGCCGCACAATCAAATATTACGAGTGTAGGATCATTGAGTGGATTAACACTAGTCGGAGCATTAACTGCAACAGATCAAGATGCTACCTTTAGCAAAGTATTAGTTAGTGTGCAGGCAGGTATTTCAGCTTCAGGAACTACACTTTCCGGAGCAACTGCATTAACTAAATCAATTAATGTGGTAAGTAGTGTTAATCCTGGAGTTAATGATTCTGTAAGATTGCCAGGAGCTACAGTTGGTCAACAAGTTATTATTATTAATACAACAGCATCTACTCTTAAAGTGTTTCCGGCAAACGGATCACAGATTGATGGTTTAGGAACCAATATATCTTTCCCATTAGGGGCAGGAGCAAGATTAATGATAGTAGCAGCCACTACCACACAATGGTATACAATGGTTGGAGTTTATGGATAAGGAAATAAAATGATAACATTAGAATTATTACAAAAATTATGCCCAAAAACAAAAGTTAACGTATTACAATTATACGCTGAGCCTTTGCATGAGGTTGCAGAATATTATGATATGTATGTAAATATGCATCGTGCGGCTGCATTCGTAGCACAAACTGCACATGAATCAGGTGGATTCAATTTTGTTAAAGAAAATCTAAACTACAGTGCTAAGGGCCTGGTTGGTACGTTTAAAAAGTACTTTCCAGATGAAGCAACTGCTAAGCCGTATGAACGCAAACCTGAAAAGATTGCTAACCGAGTTTATGCTAATCGTATGGCTAACGGTGACGAAGCTAGTGGCGATGGATATAGATTCTGCGGCCGCGGATTAATTCAATTGACTGGTCGTGCTAACTATACAAAGTTTGCAGAAGATTTGGGTATTAGTATTGAAGAAACTGTTGCATACTTAGAAACACCTGCCGGAGCAGTAAGTAGTGCAGGATGGTTCTGGGATAATAACAATTTAAATCAATACTGCGATAAAGATGATTTTGTTACATTAACTAAGCGCATCAATGGTGGCACAATTGGTCTAGAAGATAGGAAACACCACTATCATTTAGCATTAGATTTATTAGAACATCACGGATAATATGGCACAACCAGTATGGATCACCCCTGCCGGAGATTTAGGTGTATTCCCTGCAGGTTTTGATTTGGGGATTCAATTAGTAGCACAGCCAATATCTCCTAGTATATCGGTAACATACACACTTCTTAATGGTACATTGCCACCTGGTATATCAGCAAATCCAATATCACTCAATGATACTGGATATATTACTGGTAAACCAGTAGATGTTATTGCAGAAACAACTTACACATTTACAGTAAGAGTTACTGATAACTTTAATAACATCCGTGATAGAACGTTTTCTGTTAGAGTATACGGTTTGCAAGGTGTACACATTACTACACCTAATGGTCAACTACTAAACATACTTGATAGTACATATGTAAATTATCAATTACAAGTATATAATCCTGTTGCAACTAATGAATACGGGATAGTATTATCATCCGGTGACCTACCACCAGGCCTATACATGAGCAATACAGGATTAATTCAAGGTTATCCTACCCCGCCGTTAACATCGTTGGGCTTCCCAACTACAGAAACTTATAATTTTTATGTTCAATTGATTAGTGAAATAGGTAATGATAGTAAATCATTTAGTATTGTAGTTAGAAACCAAAATATCAATAAGCCACCAAATACTAGAGTACCGGTGATATTGAATAATACTCCATTAGAATTACCGTTAGATATTAATGATCCGTATTACGCATATTATTTACCTGAGGATAATAAAATACCCACTGCAAGAGCAAATGAATATTTTTCATTTAAGATACTAGGTCATGATTTTGATAAAAATACATTAACATACTTATATGGTGTTTTACCACCAGGCCTTACAGGTGATCTTAATACTGGTTGGATAACTGGTATACCTATTATGCCAGATAATGCGATAAGCAAATATACGTTTGATATAGCAGTGTGTAAAAAAGATATACCTGGTATACGAAGTAGTTTTGAAACTTATACAATGATAGTAACCAATCAGATTGAACAAGATATCGTATGGACTACTTCATCTGATTTGGGTATTTTAAATAACGGTTCAGTAAGTGAACTATATTTAGAAGCTACCTCTGTTAGAAATATAAGTTATATAATCAGAGCAGGCAGTTTACCGCCCAACCTAACCTTATTGGAAAATGGTCAAATAACAGGTAGAGTACCGTATCAACCAACTGGTGCGCTATTAGCTCAAGGTGATTCAACTACATATACATTTACAGTTCAGGCATATAACCCTCAATTTCCTGTTGTACAAGCAACTAGAGAATTTACATTAACTGTATATCAAAAATTTACTAATCCAACTGATAATATATACTTGAAAGCTACTCCTAATTTAGCTGGGCGACAAATTATAAATTCATTGTTAACCAATGAACAACTAATACCTACTAACTTCTTATATAGACCAGATGATGTGTATTTTGGTAAAGCGTCAGAAGTAAAATATATACATATATATGGTGTAGATTCTACTGACTTATCACATTATATTAATGCTATGCAAAAAAATCATTATGATAGAAAACTGGTATTAGGTGAAATTAAAACTGCGGTTGCAAGAGATAGTAATAATGAAATTATATACGAAGTAGTTTATTCATCTATTATTGATGATTTAGTAAATCCAAAAGGGGTAAGTATCCCTATTAAAATACAGTGGCCTAGAAAAATAAGTATGGATCGAGGCCCATATTATGTTTCTAATGACGATAGATTCACTAGTGATGAAAGCATTTATACTAGTTATAGTCCAGGCTATATTAGAGATTTATACCCAGCTAGTTTAACAAATATGCGAGTTGAATTAACTAATCACTTAGAATATACTGATGATCAGGATTTACTACCTAGATGGATGACTTCACAACAAGAAGATGGTAATACATTGGGGTTTGTGCAAGCATGGGTAATAGCATACACATTGCCGGGTAAGAGTAACATGATCAAATTTGTAATAGATAATTATTGGACTCATAGACTAAATGAAATTGATTTTTCTGTAGATAGATTTACCATAGACAAAAGTGCATCTTTTAACTATAACGTTAAATTAGTTAAGGCAAATTGGAATGAATTTCCAGGAGGTTATCCTACCCCTGACCCAATGAATGTATATGATATTCCTGTTCTATTCCCTAGAAAAACTATTTTACCCGACACTTTAGAGTAATAAATACATAACGGAATAACAAAATGAGCAACATAAACACTAATTCAATTGACACCACATATCCAGTACCTGGTGTCAACAACACCACACAAGGTTTTAGGGATAATTTTACCAGCATTAAAACTAATTTAGATACTGCTGGCACTGAGTTAACTGATCTGCAATCCAAAGCAATTGTAAAATCTGCCCTTACTAATTCGACATTGAATAATGACATGGCAAATACATTGATAAGCAATGCTGCCATTCAAGGTTTTCGTGCTAAAACTTATAACTTAGGAAGTAACTTACCTAGTACTGTTACTATAGATGTAAGTAAAGGGGATGTCCAATACGGAACTATTACTCAAAATACAGCAATTTCATTTGGTGGGTGGGCACCCTCTGGTACACAAAGTAATGTACAATTGATGCTATCCATATCTAATAGTAGTGCGTTCATCACCTTCCCTAGTTCAACCGTAAATGTAGGAGGAAATGTCAGTGCTGGATTATTGCCTAGTGCTAGACTGTTAGAAAACTATTATTCAAATGGCACAGTTACTCCTAGTACCACTTATACTAATGTAGTTACAGTTCCCAATGGTGTGAATAAATTAACATATAATTTCTCTACATTAGATTGTGGAGCAACACTGGATGTTTCACCTACAAATAGGAATCAAAAGGGAAGTCAAATCCCAGTTAGAGCACCTACTAATTTGGGATTACCTGGAGACGGGCCCGGACAGATTTGCACAGACGGCTCATATCTATATGTTTGTGTAGGCACATATAACGGTTCTTCTTCTATTTGGGGCAAAGTAGCGTTAAGCGCAGTTTAATTTCCATTCACATATTCATATATAAATATATGAATGCAACATCCTTTCATTAATGATCTAAGTGGTAAAACAATTGAAGAATTGCAAAATACTATTCAGGATCTAACACAGAAACTAAATTTTGTATATAGGTCTCAAAACGGTCCTATGATTCATCAAATGCTTATGATTTTAGAAAGCTATAAAGTAGAATATAGTAAACGCATAGATGAAGTATACAAGAAGCAAAATTTAGGAAACAAAATTAATATTAGCAAAGACAATAAATGACCGCTAGAATTCAAAAAGATTTCCAGTTCGTATCTGGTATGTATTATGAAAACGAATTCTACATGAACATTTATGATATTGATATCAATTGCACTGTAGAGTCAGACTCTATCCAAGAACAAAATATAGCATTAGATAGAATTAAGTATTTCATTCATGTAGTATTAGAAAATGCTGTATTTGTGCATGATGTAAATACTGATATAATAGAGCAATTGAATGATGCAGGTTTAAAAATTTGTGTTATCCCGGAAGAGCCATATGATCAAATCATTGGCATTATGTTATTGGTTAAATTAAACGCTATTGCTGAGGGCAGATTGTTAATACATGATATCCAAATTACAAGCAAGATGAGTGATGGTGTAAGTTGCTTACATAGCATTGAAGAAAATACAGGTCCATTTAGTAACAAGGGCTGGTGGCGTGAAAATAATTTGAAGATAATCAATAAGATGATCAAATCCAAAAAGAAAATAGTCAAACTAACCAAAAGTGTTAATAATTGGGATGAACTCTCATTGAATTGGAAAGATAAGAAAGTTACTTCTGACGCTTCCGAAATATTGTACGCCTCATTTGAAAAAGTGGACAAATAGAGGTTGCATCATACACACAAATGTGTTATAGTTGTGTATGCGAATTGACAAGTACAGTAGACAAATTCTAAACGAAAATGACCTATGTCATATATTCCTTAGCGACCCCACAGTGACTGTTAAAAATGCAATAGTAGAATCACCGATACATAATAATCCTGAATTAGAGTTAATAACTCCAATGGACTCTGTATTTCCCAATATGATATCATATTCTGAATTAGATATGAACGTTGAAGATTTTGATATAATGAATCAACAGAATTGGTACATGCCAAAAGAATACAATGAGTTAGACATAGCCAAATATGTTTTAGATAAGTGTAAAACGGATGACGAACTACAACGAACTGGAAGTGAATTAATTCTATTCTTAGAACGTGATATGTTCCCATTATTGCGTTATTGTAAGTATCTAGTGGATATGATGCGTGAACATAATATTGTTTGGGGAGTGGGTAGGGGTAGTAGTGTGAGCAGTTATGTTCTATATCTGATAGGGATCCATAGAATAAATAGCATATATTATGATTTATCTATAGATGAATTTTTAAAATAGGAGAAAATTATGCCAGCATATAGAACAGCACAGGGCAAAATGGTTGATATGAGCCGTTTAGCCTCAAAAAATGAAAAAGTCAGGGCAGTGGGAAACATGAATGTAAATGCCCGTGGTGACATTGTTGATAGTAATAACCAAGTTATTAAAGATAGTACGAAACGAGTTAAAAACAACTATCAAAAAGCAGTTGGTCAACGACAACCAAATGCTGTTAACAAGCCAGTAAATATTCCAAAGCCCAGTGTCATAGAAGATTTGACTTCGGAAGAGAAAGAATTATTTGATAACGATGAGGATATTAAAAAGTGAAATTAGCATTTGAAGCACATAAATTTAATAAAGAACAATTTAAGCCTATTAAGGATTATATTGTTGTAACTGATATGCATTTTGACCAACGTATTACTACAAGTGGTATTATTTTGTTGAATGATGATATGAAGGGTACGGGCATTCGTCCTCGTTGGGCACAGATTTATAAGTTTGGACCTGAGTATGACGGTGATTTGAAAATTGGTCAATATATTTGTATTGCTCACGGTAGATGGACCAGAGGAATCGATATTGAAGATGAAGAGGGTAAAAAGACGTTGCGTAGAGTTGATTCTAATGATATACTGCTAGTTAGTGACGAACCTATGCAAGACGAATACATTTCAGACAAAGGAGATTAAAATGGCAACGTGGAGTGTTAAACCTGAATGGAAAAAATCAATCATTGAACGTAATTACTTTACGAAAGATGATAACAAAGTAATGATCGAAACTGGCTGGCGCTGGGGAGAATTTACTGTTTATACAGACGATGACAATCCACCGGCCATTGAATCCGGAGTAGATATCTACAATTGCGGATACGAGGCTGAACTTGTTGAAACCAACGACGGGTGTTGGGAAGAACACGACATGGATGAGTGTGATGAAGAAACACAAGCATGGCTAGAAGAATTCTTTGAAGAAGGTAACAGTTGGCTTGACTTAGAAGAACATGGTTGGAGTCAAGATGAATGTGAAATGATCATTGATTGCGATTTAATCATTACGAATGTAGACACCGATGAAGTTGTTGAAAGTTCTAATGATGCTGAGGCAAGAGCAATGCTAGAAAAACCCACACAGTGGCCATTTGGACCCGAACTTGCGTCTACTGTAGAAACTGCTAAGTGGCCGTTTGATACACCAAAAAAAGGTAAAAAGGAAGAAGAATGAATTGGTTAAGACGTAAATTACGCAATTGGATTTTTGAAGAAGATGAGACAGAGGCATCATCCATCCGTTCAATCTCAAGTAGAGATAGGGAAATTGAGGGAAATGGTATGAATTTTACTATTCTGAGTGCTGTCGGTGGATATGTTATGCAGTATAGTCAGTATGATGAAAAGAATGACAGAAACGACCGTAGATTGCATATCATCAATAGTGACCAAGATTTGGGTCAAAGTATCGCACACATTATAACTTATGAAATGTTAAGGAAATAAAAATGATTTATGAAAATTTATATGCACCCGCATATCGTTCAGCAGACGAAATTAATACCAGTATGGTAAGTGTGTACAAACACATGTCATTAGCAGTTATTGTATCAATGCTAGTTAGTTACTGGGTAGGAACTACACCGGAACTATTGCAGTTCTTTTTTACAGGTGTACTAAAGTGGATTGTGATCTTTGCTCCACTAGCGGCAATCTTTGGTGTCAGTTATGTGCTAGGTAATAATCCTAGTAAAGGTGTTGCCCAGTTATGCTTGCATGGCTTTGCGGCATTAATGGGATTGAGTTTTGCAATGATCTTTGCAGTGTTCACTATGGGCAGTATTGTTAGTGCATTTATGGGCGCGGCAATATTATTTGGTACTATGAGTTTCTATGGGTACTTTACTAAACAGAGTTTAGACAGCCTGGGAAAATTTATGTTTGTAGGCTTGATTGCAATTGTAATTGCTAGTATAATTAATATATTCATTGGTAGTACAGTTATGCAAATGGTCATTAGTGCATTAGCTATTATAATCTTTTTGGGATTAACTGCCTATGATACTCAGCAAATCCGTGAAGAATTGAGTATCAGTGAAAATTCGGATGTTTCAGAAGTTCGAGGTGCATTGACACTATATATGGACTTTATTAACATTTTTATAAACTTATTGCAACTTTTTGGTGATAGAAAATAATGAAGAATCAACTTTGGGTAGAAAAGTATCGCCCTAAAACAGTAGAAGATTATGTTTTTGTTAATGAGAATCAAAAACAACAAGTAGAGGGTTGGATCAAAGATGGAAGCATTCCTCATCTATTGTTAAGCGGTGACCCGGGTACTGGCAAAACTACTCTTGCCAAAGTACTTATCAATGAACTTGGTATTGAAGAATATGATATTCTAGAAATCAATGCTAGTCGTGAAAATAGTGTTGATGTTGTCCGTGATCGTATTGTTGGATTTGTACAGACTATGCCTTTCGGTAAGTTTAAAGTTGTGTTACTAGATGAGGCAGATTACTTGTCGCCCGCAGGTCAGGCAGCATTGCGTAATGATATGGAAGCATATCATATGACTGCACGATTCATTTTGACTTGTAATTATCAACATAGAATTATCCCTGCACTTAAGAGCAGATGCCATGAATTTCACATCAGTAAAACAGATAAGACAGAATTTACTGCACGTGCGGCTACTGTGTTGGTAACTGAGAATATTGAGTTTGATTTAGATGCATTGGATAACTATGTAAGTGCTACATATCCAGATTTGCGTAAGTGTTTAAATCAATTACAAGTAAATAGTAGTAGTGGTAAATTAATATCAACTTCTAATCAAACTAACAGTGAAGATGAATTGCTAGTAGAAGCAACCTCATTGTTTAAGAGTGGTAAGATTTATGAAGGACGACAGATACTGTTACAATATCTAAGTTTGTATCCTAGCCGACTAGAAGATTTATATCGCTGGATGTACAATAATTTAGAATTGTGGGGAAGTACAAATGAAAAGCGTGATGCTAGTATTATTGTCATTCGCAATGGTTTGGCTAACTTAAGTTTAGTCGGGATACCTGAGATTAGTTTGGCTGCTACACTAATAGAACTTACAGGATAAAATTATGAGATATATATTAATTACTTACTTGTTTAAAGCAACCGGACAGATTGACGAACAAGTAGAGATTTCAAAAACTATTAAGGATAAGGACCATCAAACCTGTAATGTGATTATGGATTTTGAAGAAAAGAAAGTAGTGAAATGTGTAATCCAAGGTAAAAAATTAGATACCGATTGGGATAGAATACGTAATTACTTCTATCAAGTTTATCCTGATGCGATTGATCGGATAGAAAAACAATTTGCTGACAATGACTAATAAAAAAGGGGCAATGCCCCTTTTTTTAACTGTACAAGTTTAGTACATGTTCTATGATTTTATGTCTTTGAACATCTTTCAGTTCAAAGTGGCATATCTGCAACCCTGGAATCACCCCCTTCCTCAATCGATTTTGTAAGTCTAGTAGCCCATTGTCGGCTGTTTTTCTATCGGCTTGTTCAACATCGCCAGTAATTACAATCTTACTACCGACACCGATTCTAGTCATAATCATCTTGAGTTGACCAGGTGTTGCATTTTGCGCTTCATCTAATACGATATAGCTATTTTTAAAGTTTCGACCTCGACAGAATGCTAGGGGTGCAATTTCGACTATTTGTTCTTCTAGCATGTGGGCGATTTCCCGTACCGTATAATACTCACGTAAAACATCTAACAAAGGTCTTGTCCACGGTTCCATTTTTTGATTTAAATCTCCGGGTAAGAATCCATGCTTTTCATCATCTACTCCAACGGCTGGTCTAGTAAGAATAATACGATCAACCTCTCCTGCTTTTAGTGCTTTAATAGCAGCCAGCATTGCTAGGTATGTTTTACCAGTACCTGCTGGACCACTGACCACAACAATATCTGTATTTTGGTCGAGCAGTGCGAGTATGTATTTTTCTTGGTTAACCGATTTTGGTATTAATTGAATAGGTCTTTTATCTAATTTAATACGACTTTGATCAAAGTTGATTGTTTTATTTTCCTTTACGTAGAATGTGTGCGAATCGTGTTTTTTGCTGTGTGAGTATCTAGTGTCTTGTTCTTGATTGCGTAAAGCGCCTGTCTTTCTTTTGCTCAAAATATTCTCCTTTGTAGAGCATGAGTTCTCATAAAACTCAATGTTATTTAAAGGCATTGTCCAGTGTCACAGTAGCATAGTCTTTACTTAAAGTTTTTTGATAAATATTAGGCTAATCTTCAGAATTTAAAATGCTTATACAAATAGCATTATATGATAAATACAACTATGAGCAAAATAAAAGCATCCGAATTCTTTGACGATATCAATTTTGAGAGTATCGTTAGTACTATTAAGGGCATCTACACTAGTGATGGATCAATGAGCACCTTGCTTGATTTTGAACGAGTTTTGGATGAAAGCGACCTATATGCATTCCGTAACTGGGAATTGGGTGAATTAGTTGCTGGACCTAATGTTAAAAGATACACTGTTGACTGTACCTTTATGTATCCACTAAAACTTATGCCCGATCCAAGTGGTGCTAAAAGATTATTATCTGTAGGATGCAATATTAAATTCAAAAAGACAAAAATCAAAGTTCCTATTGAAATCAAAAATCCAAGCGACTATAAGCCCGGAACTCATTACCCTAAGATGATAGAACGTGAAATTTGGCTTATTCGTGTTGAAATGCCAAAAGACTTGATGAATGATATCCGTGAAGGAAGTATTGATTTAGCTGGTCAAAACATTGACTTAGATGAATTAGATTCAGCATATGAAAATGATTTAGATACTGAAGGTAGTGAAACTGAAGATAATCAAACTCTAGGTATGGGCCCAGATATGGGTGCTATGGGAGGGATGCCACCGGCACCCGGACAACCCCCGGCAATGGGAGGCATGTAATGTCTAATATTCTTAATGAAGGTTTTGATTACCATGATTTAGTAAATCAAATAATGCCAGAGATAACAATTGATGAATACGCCGCTAAAATGGGTGACGATGATGAGATAGTGACATTAGCATTTACAGTTAAGGGTAATCAAGTTGGTGAAGATTTAGTTGATTGGTTTGAACGTGGATATGATTGGGTATTAGATGCTCAAGTAAGTGATGGTGAAATAAGTTCTGGAAAATATTTGGTATTCGTAGAAATGGATAGAAGAACAACCGTACCTGAAAGAATATGTGAATTAGTTAGTGATATGCAAACATTGACTGATCTACCAATGAAAGACTGGACAATTAATTACGAAGATAATCAATATGAGTGTGACCCAGCACAATTGAAATCTGTTATGATATTAAGCCCAGCTGAATATCGTAAAAGAAAAGAAACAGATTTAAATGAGATGCGTAATTTATCTGGAATGAATCAAAAAAAGATTTACAGTCAACCAGATAGTATGTTGAAAGATTTTATAGCAAAGGCAGGATTATAATATGGCTACATTACTAGCAAAAAAAGCAGGACAAGAAGTTCCTACTGCAACCGATGATGAACACCATGATGCATTAGCAGGTGATCCTAATGTAAATCAATTCCCTCAAGGTAGTTCATTCGGTGGTTCAAATGCAACAACCAGCACATCAGCTAGTCCTTCAGCATTTGGAGCGCCTGTGTCAACAGGATTCGGTACAACTAGTCCGGGTTTTGGTGCAGTACCCCCAGTTACAAACAGTTTTGGATCACAATCATTGGGAAGCGGAAGCAACATTGGAAATCAACAACCAGTCACAAACCTTACAGCAGGAGCAGAAGCCGCGGTAAAAGGAGGGGCAGAATCAACTGTAGCATTAGACAAAGATGCAACAGATTGGATCAATAAAAAAATGCGTCCAATGATGGGTTGGATCTACATGTTGACATGCACTTGTGACTTTGTTATATTCCCTGTATTATGGTCATTACTACAGGCATTAAGCAAAGGCTCAGTAACTAGTCAATGGCAACCATTAACACTACAAGGTGCAGGACTATATCATATTGCTATGGGTGCTGTTCTTGGTATCGCTGCATACGGTCGTACAAAAGAAAAAGTAGCCGGCGTAGCTTAATAAATATTGACTTAGCACACTTAACGTGCTATAATCAATATTATGGATCACTACTCAACATTAGGCGTTGCCAAAAACGCCACAACAGACGATATTAAAAAAGCATACAGACGAATGGCAGGTATTCACCATCCTGACAAAGGTGGAGATACTGCTAAATTTCAAAAGATTCAGCAGGCTTATGAAACACTAAGCGACCCTGGAAAAAAACAACAATATGATAATCCAAATCCTTTTGGCCCTGGCGGCGGTATGCCAGGAGGCATGCCAGGAGGCTTCCAGTTTCATATGAATGGTTTTAATGTAAATGACATTTTTGGTCAGATGTTTAGTCAACAACATAGAAATATGAGACCGAATTATAGGACTACCGTTCAAGTTACATTAGAACAAGTATATAGAGGGGATGAACAAGTACTACAATTCAACTCACCTCAAGGTCCTGAAATTATTAAAATTCAAATTCCCAAAGGAGTAGATGACGGTGCATCTATGCGATATGACAATCTTATTAAAGATGGAATACTACTGGTAGAATTCAGAGTAATTCCTCACAATAGATTTGAAAGAGAAGGTCCTCATTTATACTCAGTACATGAAATTGATATATTCGAGTTGATCGTAGGCTCTACCTTTAACTTTAATACAATTTCGGGTAAAGTGTTGGATGTTACTGTGCCGGAAAAATCTCAACCCGGAAGTAAACTGAGATTAGCTGGCGAGGGATTACCATTTAATGGGAGCTTTGGTGACCAATATATCTTGCTTAAACCCTTTATCCCTGATATAATAGACAGTCGTATAACTGACAGCATTTTGCAATATAAACGCAAGTAAATATCATAGAAACAAGGAAACAATATGAATAGTCCTGAAATTGAGGTTATCATTGAACAAGCCGTTAATCTAGCCAAAGCACGTAGCCATGAATATTGCACCATAGAACATCTATTACTATCATTGGTAACACACGCACCATTTAAGAAATGCTTAGATAATTACGGAGTTGATACAGAAACAATGACTAAGGAATTAGTTAACTATGTTGATAATCTACGAGCAATAGAACATACTAATACTGTAGGACAAGAAATTCAACCACGCAAAACTAATGCATTAGAACGTGTGATGAATCGTAGTATCACTCAAGTACTATTTACAGGTAGGAAAGTTGTAACTACTATTGATTTGTATCTAAGTATTTCAGCAGAGACTAATAGTCATGCTCATTATTTCTTACTAAAGTATGGCTTGAACAAAAATGAATTCGTACCATATTGGCAAAAACATTATAAAAATAGTGACACCCCAACTAAGTTGACTGATAGTCAGGCTAATGAAATCTTAGATGAGTACACTATTAATCTAAGCGAGTTAGCACGTACTGATAAGCTAGATCCGTTGATTGGTCGTAGTGCAGAATTGAATGATATTATCAATGTGTTGGCTAAACGATTTAAATCAAATGTATTGATGGTAGGTGATCCGGGCGTTGGTAAGACTGCTATTGCTGAAGGACTTGCACAGCAGATTGCTGATGGGAATGTACCTGAGTTCTTACTAGACCACGAAGTTTACAGTATTGAAGTTGGTAATCTACTTGCAGGTAGTAAGTATCGGGGAGACTTTGAAGAAAAAATCAAAGCAGTACTAGAAGCATTGGTAGCTAAGAAAAAAGCAATATTGTTTATTGACGAAGCACATACCATGAAGGGTTCTGGTAGTGCTAGTAATGGCTCAGTAGACTTTGCTAATATGATTAAACCTGCAATTACTAAAGGTAATCTAAAAGTTATTGCTAGTACAACGTGGGAAGAATACTACGAGAGTTTTGAAAAAGATCGTGCGTTGATGCGTAGATTCTACAGGGTTAGCATTGATGAACCATCAACTGAAAGCACAATCAAAATCTTAGCTGGGTTGAGTACTAGACTTAATGAATTTCATAATGTGAATATTACCGATGATGCAATCAGTGCCGCAGTAGAAAGTGCCACACGTTATATTCATGACCGTAAGAATCCTGACAAATCAATTGATTTGTTAGATGCGGCATGTGCCAAACAACGTGTATTGGAAAACAAAGGTGCAGACATTACTAAAGAATTGATTTACGAACAAGTAGAACGAATTGCTGGCGTGCCCGCAGATAAACTCAAAGATGATAACTATGATAGAATTCATGCGTTGGAGAGTAATATCAAAGATAGATTATACGGACAAGAGGAAACAGTAGATAAAGTACTTGAACGTATCTATGTAAGTTTTGCAGGTATCGGAACTCAAACTAAGCCAATGGCAAGTTTCTTATTCTTAGGTCCAACTGGTACTGGTAAAACAGAATTGGCTCGACTACTAAGCAAGAACCTTGATATGACATTGTTGAAATATGATATGAGTGAGTACTCAGAGAAATTTAATGTGTCAGCATTGTTGGGGGCGCCCCCTGGATATGTAGGATTCGGTGAGGGTAGTTTAGGTGGTGGTAAACTTATTAATGACCTAAGTAAGAACCCACATAGTATTCTACTATTTGACGAGGTAGAAAAAGCACACCCTGACATTTTTAATATCTTCTTGCAATTGCTTGATGACGGTCGTGTCACCGGTACTAATGGCAAAGAAGTTAATGCTAAAAACTGTATTATTATTATGACTAGTAACTTGGGCGCAAGTGATAGTGAGCGCAATCAAATCGGCTTTGGTAATCAAGAACGTACCGGCGAAGATGATAAAGCACTTAAGGATTTCTTCAAGCCTGAATTCAGGAATCGCATTGACTTGATTTGTAAGTTTGGTAAACTAGATATGCTAGCAATCAAAAAAATCGTTATTAAATTTACCGATGACTTGAAGAAATCATTAAAAGATACACACGATATTAGTTTACAATTAAGTGAACCTGTCGTAGAATATCTAGCTGAAAAAGGATATGATAGCAAAATGGGTGCTAGACCTTTATCACGCAAGATTGATTCATTGATTAGAGTACCATTGAGTAAGAAAATCATATTTGAAAAGATTAAAAATAGTGTAATTGTTACACGCATTGAGAACGATGAAATTGTTTTTGATGTACAACCTAAATTAATAGCAGAGGTAGGGGAAGATGGGATTATTACAGTTAACACCGATCCGCAATGATGGCATAGAATATATTGATACTAGGGGTAGTCTTTACTACGGTAAATATAATTATAGGGCTAGGATTTATTGTGAAGGTATAACAATGTGCTGGTTTGTGAAATCAGCAGATGACATTGACGAATACCTTTCTAAAACAAATGCTAGATGGAAAAATGCTAAGGTAGATAGTATTAAGAAGTTTTTATCTTGGATGCAGTATTTGCCCACAGGTAAAGACCGCACACACACTATACGCATGGAAGGTAATACTGCTGCCGTATTTTCTAATGATTTAAATTTCCTAAAACAAGTAGAAAACTTTGGTTGTGAGTTTGACTATACGGAAGTTGACACCAGTACACCTGAAAGTACTAGGTATTTTGTCAAAGAACCTAAACACAAGTATCGAATTTATCTAAAATCCAAAAGAGTATCGGATAAATTCAAAGAAGATTTATTGAAGTTCTTTAACCGATATGAAAATACTGATACCGTAATAGTTCCCAGCCCGGCATTAACTCGTTGGTTAACCGGTGATCAACGACAATATAAATATTGGTATACAAATTATTGTTCCAGTCATTTTTTCATTGACTACGATGAAGAAAGTACCAATAGTCTAATTAGCTTGATGTTCGGGGAAATCATTAAGTGTAGATTTAAACTAGAGAAACGCCCAGAACAATGATAAATACTCTATAATGGAGTATTTTTCATGGCAAAGATTGTCGAAACCGTATTTGTAGTTAAATTAAGTCAATTAGTAAGAGATAACCCAGCAGATGTAGAGTCTATTGGGTTTGATGACCTCCCAAAAACAATCGAAGAAGTAGTCCAACAATTAGTTGCTAGTGACGTTCTAGTGGAAGTTGAGAGAGCATAATGGCACAGTCTACAACATTACAATTATTAGGACAAACAGCATATAACGCTGGGTCTCCTAATCCAGTTGTCAGAGGCATTAAACAGCCCGCCGCTGCCTATTACCTAGGCAATGCAGATTTACAAACAGTTACATGGAGTCTAAGTGGTGTAACTGGAACTATTATTATACAAGCAACATTATTAACTGAGCCCAACATAACTACCGACAGTGATTGGTTTACAGTTTATCTTAATTCTGTAGAAGGATTAAGCGAAAATGGATATACAAATATTACTGGAAATTATGTTTGGCTACGTGCTAAACTTAATAATTTTAGTGCTGGTGTAGTACAGTATATCAAGGTAAGTTATTAATGCAGACCATTGCTGTTTATCCTGGCAGATTTCATCCCTTTCATAAGGGACATGCCTCTAGCTTTAAGCAATTAGCAGATACCTTTGGTATTAATAATACCTACCTTGCATTAAGTCAAAAACAAGAATTACCAAAGAATCCATTTAGTGCAGAAGATCGTGCTAAAATGGCTATGGCATTGGGTATCCCAAGAAAAAATATTATCAGTGTAGCTAATCCTTACGGTAAAGAAGAATACGCAGAGCGATTTCGCAAAGCAGGCATAGACCCGGACCAAACTGTTATGGTGTTTGGTGTAAGCAAAAAGGATATGGAAGGTGTACCGGAGTTAAACATTCCACCTGATCCTAGATTTACATTTAAACCGACAAAAAGTGGACAACCTAGCTATCTGCAAAAATATATGGATGGTCAATTACAACCAATGACTAAACATGCATACGTTGTAAGTACTGATGTAGCAGAATTTCCTATAGCAGGCAAGCCAATTCGTGATGCTAGTGCAATACGAGCAGCCTACGCTAAAGGTGATCAAGAACTAAGAAATAGAATATTAACTGACTTATATGGCAAGGCTGCTGGTTTAATTAAGCCCGTCTTTGATACAAATCTTCAACTAAGTGAAAGTGCCAAAGCAATCATACATAAGTTGCGTCCATTGCTACATGAAGCAACCACCGAGCAAAAGATTCGTATACTACAATTAATTAAAGAAGCAACATTACTAAAAACTAAGAAGATAAATGAAGCTGAGGTTAAGATACATTTTTCTGATCCAACAGAAAGAGTAAATGTATACTTTATCAATCCAAAATTATCACGTGAAGGTAAAAGAGCCAATATTGCTAATAGTATACCATACAAGACAGTGCCAGCATTAATTGATTTTATGATTAAAAAATATTATCCAGAATTTAATAAGCCAAAAGAAAAATTCAGTAAAAATGATATGGAATTGTATAATCGTATACATTCTTATTTTGAAGTAGCAACAACTAATCAACCTGTAAAAGAAGATATAGATATTACTGCCGACTACTTAGAAGAAAAATAATTCGGCATGGCCCTGATGATGTAAATATTACTATCATTTAAGAGGACCATATGGCAACAAAGAAACCAACGACAAAAGCTACCGCAAAGGCAGCACCAAAAGAAGCAAAAACTGTACCCGTTGAAAAGGTTCAGGAAATAGCTGAACAAGCAAAACAGGCTCAACAAGCACCGCAAGCCGGACAAGTACAAGTAGATGTAGATTACCTACGCACTACCCGTGTACACATTGCTATGCCTTGTTATGGTGGTATGTTGACTGAATCAACATTCATGTCATTTATCAAATGGGCAAATACAGCCCGTCAACTTGGCATTGACTGGACATTGGAAACAATGGTTAATGAAAGTCTTATCAGTCGTGCCCGCAATACATTAACTGCTAAGTTCTTGGATCAAACAGATTCATCACATTTATTCTTTGTTGATGCTGACATTGGTTGGGAGCCATGGCACTTGTTAGTATTATTGAATCGTAATGTTGACGTTATCGGTGGACTATATCCAATGAAGACTATGCCTATCAAGTGGGTAGTTAATGGATTTGAAGGTGCTGAAGAAGGTCCAGATGGATTCCAAGAAGTCAGCAAAGCAGGTACCGGATTCTTGTTAATGAAGCGTCATGTATTTGAGAAACTTAAATCTCACCCAGCAGTTAAGCCATACAAGAATGATATTGGTCTTGACCCTAAATATGACCAACACTTAAAGACTTACTTTGACACAGCAGTGCGTCAAGGTCGTTACTACAGTGAAGACTGGACATTCTGTGAAAACTGGCGTGATATCGGCGGTAAAGTATATGTTGATAAACGTGTATTACTACGTCACAGCGGTAGTTATGTATTCTGTATGGAAAATCAGGACAACTTGTTGAACACAATTGGTCCTATGTACATTGAAGAATTAAAGAAGAAGCAAGCACTAGAAGCACAACAAGCACAGGCTCCGGTTGTAGAGCAACCTAGTGTTCCTGCTGTAGCTGCTCCAGTTGATGCTACTCCAAAGAAAGCGGATGCTAAAAAAGCTGCAAGTAAGAAAATTTAATTTAAATTTAAACTAACCAAAAGGGCTGTCAATGACAGCCTTTTTTCATAAATACATTATGGACCTTAAAGAATTACACGATTTCAAGCTAAGTGACGCATTATATTTTCATACCGATCTAAATCAAGCTATATTTGACGGTGATCATATGAATGACGAAGTTCGCCAACAGTTACTAATTATAGCTGACGATTTTATAGAACATCTGGGAATAGACGATTTAGATGTTAAAGATATAACATTATCTGGTAGCAACGCAGCCTATTCATATACTAAACACAGTGATATAGACCTACATATTTTAGTTGATATGACTAGATTTACAGATGATGACGTATACCGTGAGTTATTTGATGCTAAAAAGATAGTATATAATGACCAACACGACATAATTATCAATGGGTATGAAGTAGAATTATATGTACAGGATGCAAATGAACCTGTAATAAGTTTGGGCGAGTATAGTATATTAAACAATAAATGGATTAAATTACCTAGAAAGCGTAAAGCTAATCTTGACCAAGTAGCGGCTAAAGTAAAATTTAAGAAAATAGCTAAGTTAGCAGAATTTGCCCTACGTTCTAATAGTTATGAAAAGATACAGGGCGTATTACAAACTATTAAGAAATATCGCCAAGCTGGATTAGATTTAAATGGTGAGTTTGGCCCAGAGAATTTAGCATTTAAAGCATTGCGTACACAGGGTATTATTAAAAGACTTTACGAAAAACTAGATGAGTTACATAGTGAAAAACTAAGTTTACCTGAAAGTAAAGTAATTAGAAAAGTAAAAAGAAATGATTTAGCAGATAATTTAGCTAATGAATTTAAAAGATTTAAAACAGAAGATTACGATCCAAATGGGCCTCCTCCTGGCCCAGAGACTAAACCAACTATGCCTGCAGGAACAGTCAAAGTAGATGTTAGCGATGTGTATGATTGGTATAAATTAGGTCAACATATTAGTAATCTTAAAGGATTAGGTAAGCATGACTTTGGTAAAGGACCCCCTAGTACTATACTGGCGTTTGGGAGCGAAGAGGAAGAACACAAGTACATTGATGCTTTAAAGAAGACTGGATTAACGACAACAGACATTGATCCAGTTGATCCTAATCAACCTAAGAATATGCCTCGTCAAAAGACAGACCCTACATATAATGTAAATGAAGCTAAACTCGTGGAGTTTGAAGGTGTAACACTAAAAATAAGTAAACACGGACATGTGTTAGTGGTTAATGCCCTTGATGACTGGGGTAATAAAACTTTAGGTCATGTGAAATTTAACATAGGTGATGGTAAAGAATTAGACCCGCAGGATCTTGAAGTTGATGATAAGTATCAAGGTCAAGGCATTGCTAAAGTAATGTATGATTATGTAAAAAGTCTTGGCTATACTATTGTTAGAAGTTATGACCAAACTGATGCAGGTAAAAGATTTTGGAATAAGAATCGCGGAGAAGATGTTCGTGTATGGGAAGCATCAGGTTATATCCCGAGTGAAAAAGAAAAGAACGATCCAAGATTTAAAACTGCACTATCGGTAGATGTAAAACCAGATTCAATTAAAAAGAATGCAAGTGCATTTAATTTTAAAGTAAGTCGTGCAGGTATACCCCCTTTACTAAGAAAATAATAATAAGGACAAAAAATGGCAACGGATCCAAGAACAATAATAGACCCAAATCAAGATCCAGGTTTATCACCTCAACCAAATAACACATTAACCTCTAATGTGGCTGATTATGATACAAGAGAGAAAAAAACAGTAATTATTGATTACACGGATCCTCCTTTGTACGGAACTCCTGAGTTGCAGATATTCAATGATCCCGGTGGTTCCAATGGGCAAGTACAATTTAATAAAGGTAATAGATTCGGCGGCGATAATAATTTAGTTTGGAATGCTAAAATAAGAACTCTTAGCGTATTAGGCAATATACGAGTAAGCGGCGAGATTTTAGGCAGACTTACTACCAATATAACTAAATTAAAAATCACAGGCGGTAATATAGGAGATGTATTAACTACTGATGGTCTTGGTAATATATCGTGGACTGATAATAATTTAAATTATGGGAATACTAATGTAGCAAATTACTTGCCTATATACACTGGTAATGTAAGTGCAAATTATTTTATTGGTAATGGTAGTCAATTAACTGGACTACCAACACAATATGCAAATAGTAATGTAGCTAATTATCTTCCAACTTATACAGGTAATTTAAGTGGTAGCAATTTAACAATATCAAATACGGCTTATATTTATAATATTAGCAGTACCGGATTAACATCGTTGACAACTGCAAATGTTAGTGGTAATTTTACTACTAATGCCATTTATACCAACAATTATTTCTATGCAAATGGTGAACCTTTTAGTGGTGGTGGTGGCTCAGAACTAGTTAACGGTAACAATTCATTCGTGTTAGATGTTGACGGTAATGTTGTATTTGAAGGTGACGTGGCAGGCCAAGCCGTTGACCGTGGTTTAGTATGGGACTATGGTGCTAATGCTAACGGTGTCAACAGCATGGTTCGCCAAGATGATAACGGCTTGACAGTTCGTGCTTACACCACAGACGGCGGTGGCGCCAATGGATTTTCTGCATCAGTTAACATCGTTACTAATCAAGATGCAAACGCAAAGACTTGGATATTTGACGGCAGCGGTAATTTAACATTACCCGGTAATCTAATAGTACCAGCAGGTAATATTGTGTCAGGCAATCTCACTCCAACATTTAATTCAGCAATAACAGGTATCACTACAGGTAACGCTACCGTAATTGTCACTTTAGAAGAGGGTCCATTCAGCTTTCCTTATCAGGGCGAAGTAACCATATCAAGTGTCACAGGCACAGCAGAAGCTAACGGCACTTGGTATTATGAAGCAGTTGAAGAAAATGCATTTGAACTATTCGTAGACTCTGCCTTCTCAATACCAGTAGACGGCACGTCTTGGACACCTTATGTTAGTGGTGGTAACGCTGTGTCAACTGGTACATACACGAATTTAACTATTCAAGGTAATATTTCTATTGGTAGTAATGACAATATTTGGACATTTAATCCTGATGGCAACCTAACGCTAGCAGGTGGCAACAGTGTAATTCAAAGTATTACTAATAGTTCACTGGATCCAGAAAATTCAAATACAAGCACAATGGTCTTTACACCTGATGCTCTCTATAGTTCACAGTCACTAGTACTTGACCCAACTGGTCCAAGTCATATTCACTTACGAGCACCAGGTGCAAATATTGACGAACCAGATGCTAATATATTCTTAGGTGGTGAAGAATCAAGTTTTGAAGTAGGCTACTATAACGGTAATGTTCCTAACTTATACATTCACAGTAATAACAACACTTGGATGTTTGACATAGATGGTAACTTAACATTACCATTAGGCAGTATTGTTTATGAAACCAATATTCCGGACGGCGCACTTAGTGGTAGTGCTATTGCGTTAAAACCAATAGGTGGAACTACTGCCAATCAACAGTTATTAATATATCCAACAGCGGCTGACGGTGATCACATTCACTTGACAAGTGGAAACTTGTATGCAACCGAGTTGTTCTTAGGTAGTGATAACTTATATGTTAAGTTAGCAAACACAGGTAATGTTGTTATCAACAGTAATGATGGTAATAGTAGTAATGCTATGTGGACATTTGACACAGATGGTAATCTAACAT